GTTCTTGTTATTGTCGTTACTGTGTCTAATCCTGGTGTGATTAAAGTTTCTTGAAGAGAAAAAGCTCCTCCACCATTTGTTATTTTCCATCTTGGAACCGCATCTAGATTTGGCGAAGTCCAACTAAAATTTACCCCTCCAACTGTTTGTTCTGATAGTTTTGTAGCTGTAGGGTTGATATATCCGTTAAGATCTGATGATTCAATATTATGTCCTGATGCAGAATACGAATACCCTGTCCGATATTGATGACTTGTGATAGTTTCATTTATTACTGATTCTGAAGTGCTTGAAGTCTGACTCGAACCACTACGAAATTGTGGAACAATAGGAACAGCAAGTGTTCTTATTGGACATAATAGTAAAACTAATAACCAAAGTCTAGTCAATCGTAATAGTAACTTTAGTAGATCCTATGCAAGATGTACCCGATCCACCTGCGGTACAGGTATGAATCCCCGAACTCAATGACGTAAGGGCAAGAGATCCAGCAGTACCGCCTGATCCTATAGTAGTCTGTCCACCTAATACAGGTAATGATGCAATGCCCGAACTAGGAGTTACCGCAGATGGTGTGGCATCACCCATTATTACCGACTCTGTTTTTGAAAACGAAGATCCTGCTGTTGTGATACTTGTATCTGTTTGAATCATTGCTGGCACTCCGTCAGATAGCGAACCAACATTGATCCCACCGATCTTTCCTGATGTTGTGGTATCTCCTACAGTTACAGATGGTGTTATATTATTTCCGCTAAGACTATATGTAGTTCCTACCTTATTTGTAACAACATATGGCATATCTACAGTGATCTGGGCAGATGTTACAAATTCTTGCTTAATGTCTGCGAGTAATGATCCACAAGGCATAAACAAAAGTAAAGCAAACAGTTTTTTCATTTGATTCCTACTTTGTTTTTACTATTATCTACTATTTTAGGGTTATTACTGTTATTTTGACCACTTTTCTTGTTTCCTACTGAGATTCCATATGAACCAAGCACTCCCGAAACTAAACCGGCTGTGAAAGCACCATCTATCCTTACTTTTCCCATATATCCAAGAGTCATCATTGATAAACTCCAAGTTAAAATCAGAAATCTTATTGCATGACCAAAAAGTTCACCCCATTCGACACCTTCTTTTTCTTCTTTCTCTTCAGCCATAAAAGTAAAGATTCTTGTCTAATACTAGCAAAGTAGCTATGTTTGGAAAGTAACACACATTTCTTTTATGTATAAGATTCTTAAACCAATCTTACTTACGTTCTTAACTACAACTGCTGTTAAGAGATTAATCGTAGATTTATTAAAAACAATATCTAAACAAACAACTAATACTTTAGATGATAGAGCAGTTGAGCTTTTAGAAAAACAACTTTTTCCAATGAAATGAAAATTACTAAATTTCTCAACATAGATATTGAGCCTGCACCTCCAGAAATGGAATTAGAAGTTGAAATGCAATGTAGAGAAATTATGAAGTCTAATGATTTAGATAATGTAAAACGATATTGCACACATATGGTCAGAAAGAAATTTGATCAAGATATATTTATGGCATCTTTACTAAACAGACTTATAGAATTAGAAGCTAATCGTGTTGTAGTAGAGATGAGAAAACAAAAAAGAAAATCAATAAATCCTATTGCAAAGTTTTTTCGTACTCGTTAAGCTCTTCATCAGTAAAGTCTCTAATTAATAATTTATCAATCTTATCAATTTCATAATTGTATTTTAGAATTGCAGTTCTTATATGTTCTGTAACCCAACGACCTTCATCATATACAACTTGAGCTTTGCCATTATCTTTTATAAAAACATAATGATCTTGCCCTTTCATTTGTATTTCAATAAAGTTTTTTTCTAAATTTTTACGTCTTATTTCTTTAAGCTTGCGTAATTTTTTTATAGAAGGATTTGGACTTTTCTTCATTTTTGATAACCAGGAGGTGGTGGTGTAAGCCAGTAGCGTACACCATTTATTATTTTAAAGTGAACATTTAGGTTTGGATCTTTAACTAAATATTCATCTTTCGGTTTAGAAAGGTAAGTCTTCATTTACTCCTGTGTCAATCTTCTGTGGATTAATGTTGCCAAATACTCCGTATGGACCATCCATCGCTTTAGCGAAGATTTGTATACATTTAGTTTTAACTTTTTCTTTTTTGTTGAAATCGTAGACTTCTCCATCTTTTGCTTTTTTGTCAATAAGGTTCATTAAATGTTCCGTCAGATAAGGAACAGAGTCAACAGGAATTGTGAGACTCAAAACTTGTTGGCCTTCGTTAAAACGATCATCGCCAATGTTCCATTTTATAGGAAGAGGTAGTGCCGGATTAAATTCCATAATTAATTGAAAAATTGAGTTAATAAAGTGTTAAAGAATGAATTAAAAGAAACTTTGTTTTGTTTACAATGATCTTTTATTTTTGAAGCAAGGGTGTCGTTAGTTCTGACACTAAAGATGTTTTTGTTCCAATCTTTTTTACGTTGCTGTTTGCGGAGAAGAAGCTCATTCAATACTTGTTCTCTCGCAGTGTTAGCAGTCTCATCTGGTGTCATAAGCTTTCATCTATTTTAGAGATTTCAAGGGCTAAAAACTCACCATGTTCAGCAGTAGTAATATGTCTGGTAATTTTTGTATCTTTGATACTGAACTTCTTTCTGAAAGATTCGACTACGTCTTTCATCTTGAGTGGATTACTTTGATGAAGTGCCTGTAGCTTTTCAAGGATAGTTTCTTTTGCTTCCTTGGTAATAGGATCAGGTAACTTTTCCAAAACTGATTTAGGTTCCAGTTTTTGATTAGGTTTTGTAGGAGTTTTAGCTACACCAACTTTTGGTGGTGGTGTTTTGGTAAGTGAGTTACCATCATCATCATCGTTGGCTAATCCGTAGACAGAAAGTAATCCATATCTACGAGCATAGGTTTGTGCAGAACCTGCTTCCTGATGTGCATTTTTTACGTTACTTGGAATCTTTGGAACAGGAAACTTACTAACTAAAGGTTCATCTCCAGAAACGTGCATCAATTTTGTAATGACTATTGTGATAACTTCTCCTTCTGGAGTGATTACAAAATCATTCAATTGAGTATGACAAAGACCAAACTCTGTAGCTGGTTGAACAGCTAACAATGCTTGAGCCAATGTTGTGTATTTGCTTTTATAAAATGGATTATTTCCATCTAAACCGGCAGCATGATGCTTTTGTTGGAAAGCGTTTAATGCTTCAACTAGTGTCGAAGGCTGTTTTGTGGTCATGAGTAATTGTTTACTTGATAATTATATTACACATATATCATGTTTACTGCAAGGCTGATTGTAATAAAGTGTTGAATTGTTCTGGTGTTAACACAACTCGCCATTCTCCTCCTCGAAACCTAACCATGCTTGCAACAAAGTCTACTCCTGCATTTTTTCTTTGAGTTTCTACTTCCCTGGGTTTTACTAAACAGGCTCGGCTCTTATCTTTATAATCACAAACCTGTACCACGCAATTTGGTATGCCGTAGATATCTCCAACGTCGTCTGGTATCCCTGCTGATAAATTTCTTTTACATTGAAAACCAGTAACTTCGGTTAAAAGTTCTGCTGCTTCTCTTTCTGCTTTATCTCCTTTTCTTTTATTTGGATTAGTCATCCTTCTAGTGATCGGATACGTCTTTGTATATCATCAAAGGCTACAACATAATCTTTATCACTTATTTCTCTTTGAAACCATTGCCATTCAAGTGTTGCAATTTCATCATTTAATTTTGTGATCAAATATTTTTTTCTCCGATCTAGCTCTTGATAAAAACATTTCATTTTTTCCACCATTTTCTTTTAATTTTATTGTTTAACTGTTCTTTTTTCATCCTTGATATCTTAAAAAAAACATGATCAAGGTCATCAATTATATTGTCAAATTCTGCATGATTTGACATTTCTAATGTTCTTTGAAAGTTAACAATGGATGCTCTAATTAGTTTCAGGTCATGTCCTGAGACATCAAGTATGTATCTCATAAATCTGCAATCTTACCTTCCCAGTAATAAACTGTAAAATACTGATCTAACAAGATTTCGTGATATTCAAAATTATGTCCTCTATCTCTTTCTAAAATTTCTCTAATGTTGCCATCAGCAAACATTTGATGAGGATTAATTTTGTGTTTTTCACAAATTTTTGTATAAGTTTCGTATTTCATTAGAACAACTCCTGTTCTGATTCAAACTTTTCCCATGCTTTCTGCCATGCAACTTCACATCTCTCTGTTGGTTGATCAATGTTCATAATACATCTACCTTCAAATGCCCAAATCGTATTACATACATCTGGTCTTAAATCGTAGTTTAGTTTCAACATTTCAACGTAGCAACCAAGTTGTTTATCAGTTGAATAAGGTTCTTTCCAATACATATCCAAATCCTCGATATATAACAAACCATCTTTCTTTCTCTTTCGCATGAAATAATTGCAATTGCTTTTTGTTTTCAAGTCAATCAATCTAATTTGTTTGGTCTTGGTGTCATAACCAAGAAGATCAAGTTGACCGCCAACTGATTTATCAGGTATCGACATCATATGTTCAACTGCCATCGGTTCAAAATGTGTAAACAATTCATGTTGAAGTAATGGTTCAACCCATGCACCATATTCATCAGGATCAATCTTGCCATTACCCAACATATGTTCAGCTAAACATTCATGGCATTTTTCTCCCCTGGGTTGCCATTGTGATCTCCACTTTTCGATATTTTCTTTATCTTCTTCAGATAATTCACTACAGACTTGAGTAGTTGAATAAGACATCCATTGTTTGGTTTCTGTATTCACATATCTGTGTGTATTTTCATCTCTTTTGATTGGAAGAGGTTTTAAAAGTTGGAAGGTTTTCATTGTTAGAAATCGTAAGTTGGAAGGTCTTTAGGATCAATAATTTCTATTGTCTCCTGTTTTGGTTTGGGTTCTTCAACCCTAGCAAGATTTTGGTATTTGACACCTTGATAACCTTGCGGAAATAAAGGATTGCCTTTGCAATCATTCACTACTTCTGTCCATCCAGGGGGAGGTTTATCAATATCTTCCAAACTCCAATAGCCTTTTTTAATACCATCCTTAATAGTTTTTATTAAAGATGCCTGATCAAACATTCTTTCCATTATTTTTTCTCCATATAATCTTTAGCTGTCTTACCAAGTTCAGCAAGTGTCGGTGGCATTTCGTTATCACTAGCTTTAAAATATTTTGGCTTAAATTCTGGCTCTTGTGGTTTGTAACCCTTTTTAACTTCATAAATATTCTTCCAACCACCTGTTATTGCGTTTTCAAGAGCTTCTTTTCTATCCTGTGATGGAAATGACCTGAGAGTATTAAAGATGCGGTTAGCAACGCTTTGAGTACACGATGCACCTTTTTTCTTTCTTATAGGCCACCATTCAATTAAAAGATCTGCATATTCTTTTAAATCATCAGGTATTACCTCTGGATTAATTATGTAATAAGAAAAAGGATCAGAGGCAACTGATTTTGGTTTTCTTTTTGTAGCACTTTTCATCTTTTGTTTAAGAATTAATCGGATAAACTGAGGGATTCTTAATTCTTCACCTCTAGCCGTATCGAGATATTCATAAAGTTCGGGTTCTAACCAGACACAAACTTTGATTTTGTCGGGGTCTGTCTTTTCCATTCATAATAAACTGTTCATTACTGACAGTAGGTGATATTTATTTAGATGTCAAGCAGATATTTGAAAAATTCTTTTCCTTATTCTTATATTTATATAT